GTTTCATCGAAGAACAAGATAAAAGGTATAAGGATGATGTTACCATGTCTGATTTTATCACCTTCTGTTCTGACTTATCTACTGTAGCAAAGAAAGGTTACCATATCAAGAATGTAGACTCAAAACTTTACTACAAACTCAGACACAACTTACTTAAGACAATTTGTTTGAGATGCTTAGGCTTTGATTCTGTACATGAAGTACCATTCAATTCCTTTACAGAGTTGGGTTTAGACTCGAATCGAACTCCAGACTTCCTTATACCTGCAGGTGAAGGTTTCCTCTTGATAGAATTCACTTTTTCTAATAGACTATCATCTGTCTTAGCAAACAAAAGTTTCTTCACTAAATACAATTATGAAGTAAAGAATTCCAAAGTTGAGATATATGATTATTACCTCTATATGACATTGGAAGGGCCTGTAGAAGAAACTTGCAACGTTCTTTTAGATATATCCAAAAGGTTTGATTTGAATTTAGAACAGTCTTACTATGATGAAATTGAAGATTTACATACCACCTGTAAAAACTTAACAGCTTATTTCATAGATTTTTTACCAGAGGTTTTGTCTCTGAATGTTGACGAATTAGAAATTGATCTCACAACTGAAGTATTATCTGCTCCAGACTTGATAGATTATAATACTGTAACAATTGGTAAGAGGAGCTTGAAGAATGTAAGGGTTAATAGTCTCTTAACAAGAAATAGAAGGAGATTAATACAGTCTGTTCGTAGGAGAACTGAATATGCGACCTACAGGATATCTGTAAACTTTGTGACAGGGTCGTGCTATCCGATAGAGTCAGAGTCAGGCTGCATGAAAGAAAATTTATTAAACCTTATTGATATGCAATCTGGTAGATTATATGATTATGTAGATGTTGTTGGAGATTACTATTCAGAAAATTCATTATTTGTGGGGTATGAAGAGCATTTTGATGAGTCTTTAATATCTGGTAGAGAGAGATCCAATATCAAAGTTGCAGATACAGAGATATTATCCAATAATTTGGTAAATCATCTACACAATTTTAAAATGGAGACAGTTGCAGACCATCCTTTGGAAGCAAATTCTTTAAAAGTTTCTGAAGTTTATGCACAATTATTGTCTGATAAGATAAAATCTGTCAAGAAAACCGAAAGGATAGCTTGCCCATTTATATTTACTCCTTGTGACACATTGAAGAAAGGAATATTTACGGTAATTTTAGGAATTAACGAACCTATAACATCTAGATTGATAAAGGCTGCTTTAGGTAAAAATGTTCCACAAGATAGACAAATCGATAGATCAATAGATTTCGATATGATGATGAAATACAATAGAATTATTGCAACTATGGGTGTTAACTTAAAGAAAAAATATCTATCTGATTTTAGAAGGCTCAGGTATATGTCTAAGAGAGTTTTTAAAGAAGAATTGAAGACTAATCCTGACTTGGATGACATGAGCACTTTCCGTACCGAAGCAGATAAATATAGAACTATAGTAACAGAGAATACTAGGAAATATTATAGTAATAGGATAAGAATAAACATTACTACAGATGGATTATGGTCTAGGGAGACTCAACATTTCCAAAGAATGAGTAACACTTATGATATTTATCCAGAAGAGAATGTAGACTTTCTCCATGAAAAATACAAGAGATTTGTCTCTGAGATTTTTGAACAAACTTCTAACTCAGTTGAAGATAATATATTAAGTAAGACTCAGCCTCTAGGTATCACTATGGCTAGTCAGTGCAATGCTATGTATAAAGATCTCAGTGAAGTTGAAAATATTTTTAAAACAACCAGATTAGCTCATAGTTTAAATCTAATTAGTCAAATGTGTTATTCTTTATCATTCTACTCTATGATTAAACTTAACAAGGATGATTTTTGCTATGATAACCTAGGATATACTGATGTGCTTTTATTAGTCAAAGGTGGCAAGAAGTTGATATCTACAAGGACAAGTAGATTCTTTAGACTGTTATTGCCTATAACTAAAACACAAAGGGTGATTTTAAACTCAGCATCAAACCAGTTTTATGAATCTACAAATGGCAAATTGTATGTACTAACTCCATGGAGGATGTTGAGGATGTCATATCTTAAGAAAGGATTGGAAATGTATGCTAATCTTGGTAATTATTATATATCAGGTGTTTTGGAATCTTCTTTGGAGAAAGAGCAGTATCAGGAATTTATTACTATAAAAGTTCTGTTGGCATTTTCGCAAAAAAGGAAATTAGAAATCTGGAGCTCTATATTGAGATATATTTACTTTAATTGTTTGGGTACTCACACTGACATCTTAAGTTTATTGCCAGACATGGTAATAGTCCCTGTAGATAGCTTGTCTTACCTATTACAGCACTTATTTATGAGGAATTATAGGAAGATTTACTTACAGATGCAGCAAGATAAGATTTATGACATGTTCTGGTCTACTACGGTCAACAATTTTGACTTGCTAGCAGAAAGGTTTGAAGAATCTATTTTCATGGCTAAGGCTCCTTTCAACCCTGTGAATGAACATTTAAACAATTTAAAAAGTCTCTTTGACACTCATAAGTACTTTTGTGACCATGTTCATTCATTGGAGCCTAAAGCAGTGCTTGAGGCAACTTCTGTTAGAATGTCTGACGATTATTTCGATAAATTATCTGAATTTGATTATAATTTTGACCCGGCAGTATGTCAAATGGTTGGTGATTACGCAGGGAAGTTCTTATCTACCTGCAGAACAAAAGTAGAACTTCAGGAAGATTTCAACAATATGTTACAGAAGTCTTATACAGAGATAGCCACGGGTAAAGGCATGAGGGATCAAGATTCATACTTTTTTGGGAAAAAAGGTTATGATGTTGTGTTACCTAAATTAGATCTTAAAATATTGCCAATACTAGATGATTTCCCAAAGACACCCTCAGATTATCAGAAGTTTGTATCTGAAACAAATGTCGACTTCATAACAAAGATAGCTAGTATTGTTAAACCCAAGCTAGAATTTGATATGAAAGATAAACAGCAATATAAAGGTTCAAGGGAAATCTATGTGATGTCTGAAGTTACAAAATTACTACAAAATCCAATCGAGTCTTTTTTTGCAAAAGTTTGCAAATCTTTCCCGAACGAGCTAATACATTTACCTAGTGGATCTAGACCTAGATTTATACATTCAAAAATGTTTGAGCACAACTCTAGTGACAAAACAACAATGTATTGTACAATGGATTGCAGAAAATGGGCTCCGAGATCAAATTTATGGAAATACTATTATTTCATTAAAGGATTGGGAAGTTATTTACCTAAGACATTTACTGAATATTTCTACAAGGTCTGGAATCTGATGTTTCAAAAAACCGTTAGAATCCAAAAGAAACATGTAGACTTATTGAAAACGAATGAACAATATGCTGATATAGAAAAGTACCTGAAAGTTAGAGAAGATGGTGATTTTGAATTACCTATGCCTTATAGCTTTATGATGGGAATTTATAATTATTTATCATCATTGATGCATGCAGCCTCCCAAATGTTCTTTAGCGATAAAATCGCTCCGAGGTTCTCAGTCGAATGCAATTTCTTAGCACACAGTGATGATAGTGGAGGCATGATCATAGGGAAAGATTATTCCACTTGTCTAAGAGCCTACTCTGCATACGAAAAATTCCAGAGAACATTAAACCATTTGATGTCTAGGAAAAAATGTGTTCTTTCACAGCAAGGCTTTGAAATGATATCTATTATGTATAATAACAAGAGGTATATTCCTATGACTCACAAGTTTGTCACAAACATTGCATTAGACTTAAAGAGCTCAGGGTGGTATAAAGATGTGACTACTATAGTAGGGAAAGTTGTAGATCTGTTTAACAATGGTGGAACCTATCTGCAATGCTACTCTCTGGAGCTCACAATGTCTGAGTTATTAAGGAAGGCTTATCATTTACCGAGAAACGAATACTTGTCTCATATACCATTAGCGTTTGGTGGAATTTTCAACATACATCCAGCTCATTTAATATTAGTAGGTTCTATTTCTCAAGAGTACCTTTTGGATATGATAGAAGAGCCCAGAGTTCGGAGCAATAGAATTAGAAGTTATATAGCTATGTGTGGTGATTACAATATATCTGTCCCAGAACAATTGAAATATGTAATATCTTATTATAGAGTGCATCCTGACCAAATAGACTTAGATCAAGAAAGGAAAGATTTATTATCAGCTATCACTACAATGCCTGTTAAAGGTACTGTTTTTGACTACTTGAAACATGTCAATAGACTTTATGAACAGAGTTATGTTTATGCATTAACCGGTGTCGATTCAAACCAAACACTTATGGCAACTCTATTTTATCCATGCTCAGTGAGGTATTCTGATAATAACACTATCAAGCTACAAAATGTTGCCAAAATGTACTTAACTACTTACCTATTAGATGACAAAAATGACGACCTTGACATAGCATATCCAGTTGGAAACTTTGTTTCTTATTTCACACAAGTCGAGAGCTTGAAAATCAAATACGAAAATATCAAAATCAAGAGTACTAAATCTTGCAAACCTGTAAGATATAATACTCTAGACAATTTCGGTTTAAGGTTAAGTCAAGAAAATATGATGTTCTTGTCTGCCTTTGAGAAAGATCCTAATCTGAAGAATTTGTTTTATACAAAGGAAAGATTTGATATCCTAAAAGATTACCTGCTGAATAGTTTGCCTGGTGCAGAGTTTGAGAAATTAAATTATCTAAAAAACTTTTCTCCTTCAGAACAGGAAGATAAGCTTAGATCAGGCTACTTATATCTACCTAGTGGAGTCTCAGTAGATACTCCATCTAGATTCTTCACTTACACTTTATTATATTGCACTAGAAGATACTTCATATCTAACCAAAAGCCTCAGCTGTTTACCCCATCTGAATTTAATATCGACAACATGGGATTAAGAGATGTTAAGCATTTATATCTTTGTTACAAACTCTTAGATAAAGACTGCGATTACGAGCGTATTATCAAACATTATAAGTCATGCAGAAGATGTAAAAGTAATAATAGCTATAGGTTACTAGAAGCATACAATGACTATAAGCATCATAGAGAGAATTTAGAATTCATACCATCATTGCCTTATGTTGATTACATATCGACTCAAATTAGGGGTAAGAATGTGTGGTTTTCTGGATGTGACTTTGATTTATCGACAATTGTAGGCAGAATAGAAAGCAGGCAAATAGATGGAAGTATTAACACTACATGGTATACTTCAGATGAAAGCAATATGCCCTTCCTATGGGACACTTACAGAATCTTCTGCAATTCCAGAGGGATACAGTATGATAGACCTGTCTTCCAAGATACTGGGTTTGATAACCCCAGAGTTGCATTCAATGACTTTGATACTCCTTATATACCACATTCTAACACTTTAGCTATGGTATTAGCTCATAGTAGGGTGATAATTAGAGACGTGATACCAAGGAGAATTTACCGTAGAGGAAACAGTTTCTATATATCTGATAGGAAATTGGACTTCCATATCTACTCTATATACGATGTAAGTCAAGATTTCTTTACAGACCACGATTTAGATGATATTAAAGATTTGATATATCCTAGTGATTTGGTAATCGATGAGAAGACTTTGAAGGAAAACTTCAATGGAAGCAAATTATACAAAGTCTTACTGATGGATGAAAGGCACCTTTCTGAATCTGAAGATAAATATAGCAGAAACGGAATGTTGGCATGTCCAGGATCTTTAACTAGAGCATTAACTTTAGCGGACGAAAGAGGAGAGACCAGGTATAGAACATCTTACAACCCAGCTTATTTCTCAAAAGGGGCTATAGAATTTGACACTATTCAGGGTGTCCCTGTGTTAGACATGTTCCCTAAAGTTAATTTCTCCAGATTAACTTCTTTCGAAAAGCATTCCTTTGATTTGGCTATGGCAGGATCTTACTTAACCAATCAGGATAAGGGGAATTTGGTGAGAATCAAAAATAAAATAGGTTTAGAGGCTCTTGGTACAGCTGTAGCGAACTATAAACAAGTTTTCAAAGGATTCCTGGCAGGAAGTATCTCAATGATTCCCTGTGATATACTATCTGGTATAATGTCAACTTTGGTCAAAACTGTCCATGACTGTATGTCTGTGTCACCTATAACTAGATCCAACAGGCAATATCAAGGTTCTAAGAAATCATACTGGAATTGTGTTAGAAGTCAGCTTAACTCAGATAGGGTTGGGAATGATTTTGCTATACTATTGGCAAAAGGTATTATCAGGTCTAAACTTGATAATCAGCACAAATTTTGGTCTATGATAAAAGAAAATATCATACTATCTTCTATGAGTATAACTCCTAGATTATTCTGTAATTTACTCAGTGTCTGCCGAGGTATAATTAACAAGTTAAGATCTGATGATATGCTGAAGTCAGTGTTTTATGATGATGATGTACCTAAATTTAGGAGTTTAGCCTTATCTCAAAATCTTTATGAACCTATAGAAACTGAATTTGATTATGAAATGGTGGGGGATATACTTCTGAGAGAAGGTGACCCTATATTAGTTGACGAAGACTACCTAGATGCAGTTACAAATGGAGATGACTGGGATGATGAAGTAGAGGAAAGAGAGTTTGATGGTGATGATGACTACTTTGCTGTTGTTTGGAGTGAGTTGGATTGTAAAAAAGTCATGATAGAGACTGCATGTGTCGATTATAATCAAATAAAGATAGCATCACCTGTCCATTATTTGTGTTTTCCTTGGTTGGGTAGGGGAAACTACTATAAGGAGACAAGAATGGGTACAGACTTTTACATAAGTGAATTTCCAGGTGAAGATCATTATGTATCAGTGAACTATTTAGATGTAGTAGATGTAAAAATCAGGCAATTTATAGATGTAGCAGAAGGCTTCGAAGAAGGAAAAGATGAATTGAACTTGAAAGATATTGAGGGTAGCAAGACTGGAATGTATATCCCACACAGCATTACTGATAGAGAACAAGCAATAGATGTTTTGAAATCATATAACATATTTATACCTGAACTTATACCCTTATTGTTTAAGAAAGAAAAGGATGTAAGTTTAGAAGAGTTTGTTAAAGAGGCATTAGGAACCTATGAACTCTTTGAGGGGAGGAAATTAGAAGACATAATACAAAGTAGGAATTATGGCAAATTTTACTTACCAGGGTTCCAGGGTATACTCAACGATTCTACTATATTGGCAGAAATCACAGCTCTTTTTGGGGAAAATGCCTCTCATATTATATCAGGCCAGGTGAGTCTAACTACGGGTAGTTATAAGCATTTTATGAAAATTATAAAGAGGCTCTATTATAGGTCTAATCTGGCAGATAAAGCTATATTAATGTTCTTGATATCTATTCTAATAGATACAATACCTGTGTCTGAGAGCGATGCTTGGTTCACAGACTCTATGAACAAAATATTAGACGAGATCGATGACAAACAAGATATAGATGTCAATACAGTATTATTCCCTGTAATGTATAAAGAGTCTAACATGATATACAAAGAGAAAGATATCTTTGACTAAATTTGAACTAGAGATTGATTTTGCTTTTTTT